TCTAAACCAGGGCTGGCCCTTGATCAGGGTTGCCATCGCTTCGACCCACAGCGGTGACTCGAGCGCCTCCAGCCGGCGTTGCAATGCTGCTTTAACATTACTAAAATTATAACGGCCACGGTTCAGGGCATAGCATCCATAGCAGGGCGTCCCTTCTATTTTTGCTAGCTTCTGTCCGGTTTGACATACCCAGGCCGGCAGGTTGTAAGCTGGTCCGGGCATCTTCGACGGCTTCGACAGCCCGCCGGTGATTTTTCTTGCTTCTTTTTTTAACATAATTATCTCCTATAAAATCTTATAACATAGAGCTTGTAACCTGTCAAGCTTGAGCGCTTGAGGCTTGAAGCTTGACCCCTTACGGGTGGGCCCACCCCAGGGCGCGTTGCTGTTAATCCAGCAACACATAGTATTGATCTGTAAAATGTTTTTGGAACCAGTCCAGGCCCTTGCGCATCAGCTGCGCGTCACCTGTGAGCTCAGCGCCTTTGATCACATCATAGACAGCCACTGCGTATCGGGGCAGCTCGCAGGACTCGCCGCTGTATGGGTTTGTAACCTTCTCCAGCGCGTGCTTAGACTTTGGGTCCGTCATCATTATTTTAAATGGTAGTTTCATATATCCTCGCTTTCATTGTTATGGACCATCCCAGTGAAGAGCCCGGTGACAATTGTTTAACGTCCGGACAGGGCTCATATAAAATGGTCCAGGTGCTGGTATAGCAGGTCCCAGTTTATCCCACAAGATAAATATTTAAGTTATCCACAAATAAATTTCTTGACAGCTTGCAGGCTTCAGGATACTGGGCGGGCCCACCCGCTTGAAGCTTGTAAACTATGGGCGGGCCCACCCAAAAAAAAACAAAAAAATTTAATTTGGGTGTCGGTTCGTAGGGCCAGCGATTCTTTTTATTAGCTGTCTTAGAAGAGGCCACCTCCGAAATCTTCACCTATGATATAGTGGTTGATACTCCACACCAGATCACCCAAATACTTTTGGGGGGCGTGGGACTTGCCCGACTTTGCCACCCCCAAAACTTTTTACCAAGAACAATCGTAGCCGATTTGTCTGCCTGCTTTGACTTGTTCTTTAGCCCATTTTAAAAACTCTTCATCTTGGGCTTTGTATTCTTTAACTTGTTCCTCTTGGAATTGCTGACCCCAAAAGAAACCATCAGAGGCAAAGTTACTATAATAACCATTTCCAATCGCCTCTTCCAGATCCTTGATTATATCTTCAGTGATTGTAACACCACCTTGACCACCATTAAAACCCAGATGTTGCAGGTCGTCATGTGTATTGTGATCTTGATCTTTTTTCTGTTTATTGAATTGTTTAGACATGAACACCTGTAGGCGTGCGTGTTTTCTCCAATAAAACTTTTCATGAACTTCGCCTTTACTATCTCGAAGTCCTGCGTATTGATCTAGTCCCATTTTATTTCTCCTTTATTGTTTCATAAGACTTATCAAATCCTAGAACATCTTACAAGAAAATAATTAGCTAGATCGCTTATTTTTTTTGGGAGGGCCCACCCAAAAAAAAAACAAAATCCTAGTTTAGAATTAATCTAAACTAGGATTTTTCATCAAGGACAGATGAAACTATAAATTAGGTTGAGATTGATTTTGATATTCTTGATGAGTAATATCAATTCTTTGTTCAGTTATGGAATTATACCAATAATAAACCATTTGATAATCGCCACCGACATTACTGTCCCAATTATAATGACATCTTTTTCGCCACGCATTATCTTCTGTTAATATCATTGGCTCATTAATCCGACCACTAATACTATCAATGGCTCTTTCCATAAAATCCCTTGCCCAATCATCATAGCAATTTAATGAGCAGAAATTTCCACCCCCATAATAAAATGATGATCTTCTTCTAGTTTGATTTGTCTTATTTCCTTTGGAACCTCGTTTTCTGTCCTTTGTGTCGTAAGTATGACACTTATGAGATTGACAATATTGTAATGTCATTTTCTGTCCTTTCTTGTTATGCAACTTGCAGTTGCGTTTTTATACTGCCAACTGCAAGTAAGCTAGTTAATTGATATTAAAGTTTTTATAAATTAATATAATATCTTATATAATCCCTTGACTTTAAATGTCAATAGTTTAAAAGAAATAAATAAATTAACCAATAAAAAAGAAAGAGGACAAATGGCTAGAATAAGACTAAACCAAGAATACCGAAACAAGATTGCAAATCGTATCAAAGTACACTTGCAACAAGAGGACACCCAAGAAAAAAGAAAGTATGATACTTTAAAAGCAGATCAAATAGATATCAACGATCAAGCTTGGAGTGTTGCAGAAAAAATAGTAAGACGACACTACACAGAGGAAGATGTAGAGAAAGCATACTATCTTCAAAACAAGTTTGAAAATGTTTCAACGATTGCAAAAGATAGTTGTTTCCATTTTCATTATCTTGGAACAAAAGAAAAAACAAACTATAATGGCGAAACTGAAATAGAGGAAAATGTACCAATAGAAAAACATTTTGATTTTAGATTAAATGGCGACATTGATACTGAAAACAATTATTCCTCTAATAGAGATCAACAATATGGTTTTGCTTTATTTAGAGATGAGATAAACGCACAAGAAGATTGCAACGCAGATATCTTAATTGAACAAGCCGACAAAGACGACAATCCACACAAAAGAAAGTTTGTTGAGAACAACGAAAAATATCTTGGCTTATCTGGTGGAAGAAATAATGAAACCAAATATGGTAAAGAGTGGAACGACAAATATAAACTTGATCTAATTGGTCGTGATTATTGTAGAGATAGATCAATAGCCTGTGAAAAATCTGAGTTTGATTTTTTAATTTCTTGGAAACAACAAAAATCAGCTTTTGTTATGGCTCATACTAAATGGATTGAAAGTGTCTTAAAACAAATGAAAGAGATCAAGCTAGGATTAAAAGGCTATAAATGGCTAGATGAGGCGATTGAACTAGCAACCGAACTTGGTCTATCAATCAATGACGCAGAAATAATTAGAACTAATAGTACAGGGCTAGTTATTTACAATCCAAAAAATCTAGCTGAAAGAATAAAAGGTATGAAAAATACTGAAAAAACTAGAGAACAAAAGATTGCAGAAAGAGTTGCATATATGCAACAACAACAAGAAAATGTGGATAACCTAAATTAATTTGTTGTTTAACTATGGGATTAATGTATATTAATCCCATAACCAAAAAGGTTATAGAAAGCGAGAAAACAAATGATAAATAATAAACCTTTCATTATCACTTACTATTCAGCAAGTGATAAGAAAACAATAACAAGAAATGCATTGTGGACAGATAAATGCAGATATTGGTTATCAAAATCTGGTCGTATGTTAATGACCTATTTTGATATAGACGCAGATGGTTATAGAACTGCGTCGGATACTTGGAGTATAAAACTGTGAGTATTAAAGTCGCCTTTGTAAATGTAGCCATATTACTTTATGGCTACATAATTTTAACAATACTAGGAGTAATATAATATGACTAAAGAAATAAAAGATAAGAAGTTTTTTATTATTGAGAAAGAAAAGTTTTTAGATAGCTTTACTTATCATATACATAAAAGCAAAATGTATGATCTAACAACTGCAGTAAGAAAGTTGTTAGCACTTGATACATTGATCGAGGACAAGGAACGATATTCTTATCACTTACAAGAAGTATCATTTAGTGAAGTCCAGGAGCCATTGGTACTCACTAAAGATATGGAAGTGAAACAAGAACAATCAGAAATGCCTTTCTGATTTAATCTCGCTAGGGTTTGTGGTTTAGGTATGAGCCACAAATCCTATAAACTCTTATAGGGTATGCATAAACAACATATGTCATTTATGCATAGTGTGTACCGATAGAGGTACCACAACATATTGATTTTTTGCTTGAAAAGTTTGGGGGGGCCCACCCTAATCTGGTACAAGGGGTCCCAAAGTCATACATATATGTAAGATTTAGACTCTTATAGACTAACTTTCAAAATTGAGTTATAAAAAAATATTATAAAAAATTTTATGGAAAATTTTTCAGGATTGACTCCAGAAGAGAAAGCACGACTTTTGGATCTAGAAAAGAGTGTAGAATTAGATAAAGCCAGACCTAAAATCAAAAAAGACTTTTTGAGTTTCGTTAAGTATGTTTGGCCTGAGTTTATTGAAGGTTCTCACCACAAAAAAATTAATAAAAAATTTAATGATCTCGCTAGCGGGAAAATTAAAAGACTGATCATTAACATGCCGCCAAGACACACTAAGTCGGAGTTTGCCTCATACTTACTCCCGGCATGGATGGTTGGCCTCGATCCCCGGTTAAAGATCATTCAAGCAACACACACGGCAGATCTAGCAATAG